AATAGAAAAAGTTAATTGGTATGAGGAAGATTTACATAATTTTTATGATACTGATAAAGATAATAATGGATATATCTATGGCATTTATATTTATAAAGACATAGAATATAACCCCTTCCCTGAAAGTTTAGAATGGTTTAAAACAAAAACAGAAAGAGATAATAAATATAATGATTTATTTTAGAACTAAATATCAAATGCACAAACAACAATTAGAGGAGGAAAATATGGCTGATCCTGATTTAGTTAATTTAGTTAGATCTCATTCACAATTGTTAGAAGCAATAGAATATATGGCTGAACAGCTTAAACTTAATGTCAATGAAGTTATGTTTAATCATGTTAGTTTAAACGCTAAGATGGTTAGGAAAATAGAACAAGATCCAGATCCTGATCTAGATCTGGATGATGACGGAATTCCGATCTAAAATTAAAAAGGCTTTCACAGGCCTTTTTTTTGTTATAATAAATCTGTGATCAACTGGATCACTTACTGGAGAATTATATGAAAAGTGTTAAAACTAAAAGAACAGAACACAACGGAACAGAATACTGGACTTGTTGTTTTTGTGAGGAAATCTTTACAGGTTTTGGAAATAATCCAGATACCCATAGAGATGATGATGAATGCTGTGATCATTGCAACAACTCGATAGTTATACCATTGAGAATGGATGCATTATCTTTCAGCTTCGACAGGGGAACAGCTTGAAGATCTTAGCAAGTATCTTTAGACTGTTAGGTTTTGTAATGTTAATATCAATAACCATTAGCTGTGTTTATATGGCTTTATGGTTTCACCATTACGAGCCAATGATCCATTAGTTACTGGAGGTGTATTATGAAAAAATTTTGATTAGCTAGATAGAAATAAGAAAGGCTCTTAATTGAGCCTTTTTTTATGGCATAATAAAAGCGTAGCTAATTTTGGCTACTTTTAAAAATGGAGAATTATATGAACTTACATAATTTAACGAAAGGTGAAAAATTTATATACGAGTGGCAATTCAGATTGCATGGATCATTTGATACTGCTCTGGCTGAAGCACTTTCTATAGCTGATGGTAACAATCTCAAAAGGTTAAGTAAGGGATTCCCTGAGTATGCTGAAGCTATGAACAGCTTTCACCATGATGAGGGATGGTGGTTTAATGTTCTTGATACTGTAGATGGTGAAAATTATCAAGTTGTTGAAAGAAAACCCTCTGGAGCGATTGTATGATAGTTAATAGCGAATATCTGCACCAACAATGTGAGCGTGTCGACTATGTAGGCACTATTGCCTATTATGATGGCAAAAATTACTTTAACGACTTTGGGGAGATCTTAAGAGATCTCTCTGAATACAATATATCAAGTGAGGGTTATACTCCATTTGGTGATGAACATTATTAGGGTTTAATTAGTTAGAGAACCAACAAGAACCCCCAAACTCTGGGGGTTTTTTTTGGAAGTTAAAATTTTCACTTCCAGATCACAGATCAAAAAAACTGGTATTATATTTTTGTGATCAATTGGATCACTAACAAGGAAAAAAATATGAAAATTAATAAAAACTTTAATAATATGACAGATCAAGAAAAATGGGATTTTGTACACGCTCATGGTGGATATGTCAGCCGTTGGGGTTTGGGTATTGATATAGATCTGGAATCTTTTAAAGATATTCAGGGTAATACCTTGACTATTGATACAGATTTTGCAAACCACATGCAAAAGTTAAAAAAGATCGCAAGGCTTGAGGAGGAGATCCGACAGCTTCAAAATCAGATCTCAGATCTGAGATTTATAATAAAAAAAGATGGAGCATAATATGAGAAAAATAACATTAAAAATAGCAAGATCACTCTATCAGGGTAAACCTTGCAAAATATCGAATACTTATACAGATGGTGAAAAAGTATTCCTACATGACAACCTGATCGCATTCAAGCGTGAAAATGGCCTTTCAATCTCTCTTGCTGGATGGCCAACAGTAACCACTAGAGAAAGGATCAACGGCTTGCTTAAATACTTTTATGAAAATGATGATCTAAGGATCTACCAAAGGTATGGAGATCAATACATCAGCACTAAAAGGGGAGATGCTCAGATCCTTGATAATGTTTTTTATGCATTCAGATATAAGCAAGGAAAGATCAGGATCACAGATCAAGGCCTAATCCCTGAGGCTGAGATTGATTGCTTTTTTCCAAGCGTAAAAAGGAGGGTTTTATAATGTTTATAGTTGATGATCAATATACTGGAGAGATCCATAAGTTTGAAACACAGGATCAAGCCGTTGAATTTTGCCAAGAGCAGGACATTATTTACTACAGCAGGGCAATTGAATACCTTGCTGAAAATGATGCTTCTCTGGTGGATTCTCTGGCGTTGGCTCATGAGTTTGGCTTCACTCTGGACAAGCTGAACAGCGAAACACTCGCCACGATCCTATACCAACACAATTTACTAAATACTATTGAGGAGGATCAAACACAATGAAAAAGCGTTTATCTAGTTTCTTCATGGGAATTATGGGAGGTTTCATTGCTCTCTCATTATGGGCGTTTTTACTCATTGGGTATGTAATGATCCCTGATCTGATCTGAAGATCAAAGGAGGTAATATCTGGGGGCTTCAATGCCCCCTTTTTATTGTCTGATCCTAAACAGAAGAAAGTTAAAGATCTCTAAGCTGTAGATCTTAAAAAAACAGAAGAAAGTTAAAGATAGATCCTAAGATCTCCAGATCAACAAAAGAAGAAACTTAAAGATCTGATCCGATCAAGTAACTGGATCAACTGATCAAGGCCTGAAATCGCCCTAAATACTAATGATTATTAAAGATCTATAGTAAGAGATCAATATAGATAAATACTAGAGAGAAAGTAAAGATCAGATCCCCAGATCTGGGAGATCAAGATCAAGCGATCAATAAGATCATAGAAAATATATATATCCCTCCCTTTTATTCTCAGATCCTGAAGCTGTTTTTAATTTGGAAGTTAAATTGAAAGCAATTCTAAATATTTACTTTTTAGGATCTTGTTTTTATTTAGATCATTAGATCCATAATCTTATTATAAAGCTCTATTTACTGCTGTAGACCGCTATCTAAAAGGGTTTAGGTATATATAGACAGTTTCCAATTTTAAGATATTATGTTAAGTATGGGGTAGGGAGGCTCATTTGATTTTGAAAAATATATTTGTACTATCCCACCCACAAAAAACAAAATTTCAAAAAAAAACCATTTTGAACTTTATATGTGCTATACTATCCATATGCAAAAACCAAAAGGTAATCCAGCACTTGTTAAGGGTATGACCTCTTTAAACCCAGCAGGCAGACCTAAAGGCTCTGTAAACAAATATACTGCGTTAGCACGAGAGTTAATGTCTGAGAAAAGTGGTGAGATTGTACAAAAAGTAATTGATAAAGCTATGGATGGCGATGTACATTGTTTAAAGATGTGTATGGACAGAATACTGCCTGTACAAAAAGCAGTTGACTCTAACAGAACTAAAAGTGATGCTCAAGTAATTATTAATGTAGCTTCTATTGAGTCTATAGAACAAAAAGCAAGTGAATATGATGAGGCTGAACTAATAGAGCCTGTAGAAAAATCAGATGACGAGGTAGTTGTTAAAATAGATTCTACACCTATGGCCGATAAATTCGATGGCTGAGTTAAACATTGATTTACACCCTGCACAACTTGAAATATTTCATTCTGATAAACGATTTAAGATAGTTGCTGCTGGTAGGCGTTTTGGCAAGTCCTACTTATCTGCTTGGATTCTTCTTATTAAAGCAATACAGTCCAATTCTAAAGATGTGTTCTATATAGCACCTACTTTTCAGCAAGCTAAAGATATTATGTGGGCGATGCTTAAAGAACTAGGTAGAGATTTAATAGTACAAGCATACGAAAATACGGCTGTTCTTACTTTGATCAATGGTCGTAAGATATACCTGAAGGGATCTGACCGACCTGAAACACTTCGTGGCGTTGGACTTGCTTATGTCGTGCTTGACGAATACGCTTCTATGAAACCTCAAGTTTGGGAGCAGATTATTCGACCTACACTAGCTGATGTTCGTGGTGGTGCTTTGTTTATAGGAACGCCCGCAGGAAAAAATCACTTTTTTGATTTGTATAAAGATGCTTTGGAAGATGAAGATTGGGATGCCTTTCAGTTTACTTCTACAGACAATCCTTTTTTGCCAGCAGAAGAAATAGAGGCTTCTAAGAAAACAATGTCCTCTATGTCGTTTAGGCAAGAATTCGAGGCATCATTTGAAACAACTTCTGGCGGTATATTTAAAGAAGAATGGTTTCAAGTTGATGAAGAACCAGAAGATGGTAACTATGTTATTGCTGTTGATCCTGCTGGGTATGAAGCTGTAGAACAGGAACGCAATTTAAAACGATCTAGATTAGACGAAACAGCTATTGCTATTGTAAAAATAAATAGAGATAAGTGGTGGGTAAAAGATATACTACATGGCCGATGGAATATTAAAGAAACAGCAAAAAAAATTCTTTCATCTGCGATGAAGGTGGAATCATCTACTGTAGGTATAGAAACAGGATCACTCAGAAACGCTATATTACCTTACTTGGAAGATGAAATGAGAACAGAAGGTAGATGGGTTTCTATAATAGAACTTAGACATGGCGGTAAAAAGAAAAACGATAGAATAACTTGGGCGTTACAAGGTAGGATGGAACATGGACAAATTACTTTTAACGAAAAAAAAGAATGGCGAGAATTTACAAACCAATTATTAGATTTTCCTAATAGACTTGCACATGATGACATGCTGGATGCTTTGGCTTATATTGATCAAGTATCAGTTGCAGATTTCGCCCATTCAATAGAATTAGATGATGAATGGAGGCCGATAGATAATGTCGCTGGATATTAACAATTTAACAAGAGAAGAAATGGATGAACTTTTAGCGTACAGTAACGATAAAAGCAATATAATAGAACGCTATGTTGTAGCGTGTCAAATAATAACTAATTTACTGGAACATGAAACAGATGATATATTAGCTGAAGTAGATTGGGATGATACTGTAGATTTAACAATATGTAAATTGCTTATAGATGGGGATATAGTTGTTGAGCCAGAAGAAAGAAAGTTACATTGAAAGGTAAAAATGTGATATAATCGGCACTATTTAGTCCGATTACTATAATATAGCTTATTTATGAATTCAGAAAATAAATATCAAGCATTAGCAGGATGGCTTTCACATAGACTTGACAGTTGGAGAACCCATAGGAATATTAACTACATTCCTATGTGGGATGAATACTACAGATTATGGCGTGGTATTTGGTCTGCTGAAGATAAAACTAGAGCAAATGAAAGATCTAGATTAATATCTCCTGCATTACAACAAGCTGTAGAATCTTCTGTTGCCGAACTAGAAGAAGCTACTTTTGGTCGTGGAAAATGGTTTGACATACAAGATGACATGCTTGATCAAGATCCAAGCGATGCTGAATATGTGCGTAATTTATTACAAGAAGATTTAGAAAAAACAGGTTGTAAAGATGCTATATGTGAAGTATTTTTAAATGGTGCTATATACGGAACAGGTGTTGGAAAAATTGTAGTAAAACAAACTATAGAAAGAGCACCTGCTGAAGTTCCTATAGAAGGAACAATGGCAACTACAAGAGAAGTTGTAGAATATCCTGTTATTGATGTCCATGTAGAGCCTATATCACCTAAAGAATTTCTTATTGATCCTTCAGCTAATTCAATTAATGATGCTTTGGGTGTTGCACACGAGGTTATTAAACCTAGATATCATGTAGTTGAGGGTATTCGATCTGGTATATATAGGGATGTACCTTTAGATGGTGATTATAATACTGCAAAATTTGGTTATGATCCAGAAACTAAGTCTGCTGATGAGTCAGATTCAGTAAAAATATGCGAATATTGGGGATTAGTACCAAAAAGATTTTTAAAAGCTAACAAAGATAAAGATGATTTTGAATATAAAAAATCTGATGAATTAGTTGAAGCAGTTGTAACAATGTGTAATGATGAACACATTTTAAGAGTAGAAGAAAACGCTTTTATGATGGAAGATAGGCCGTTTATATCGTATCAACATGACATTGTACCTAACAAATTTTGGGGCAGAGGTGTTTGTGAAAAGGGATATAACCCACAAAAAGCACTAGATGCCGAAATGAGAGCAAGAATTGATTCTCTAGCACTAACTACTACACCTATGATGGCTGCTGATGCAAGTAGATTACCTAGAGGCGTTAAGTTTGAAGTGAGAGCAGGAAAAACTGTTCTGACCAATGGAAATCCACGAGAAGCTATCATGCCTCTCGACATGGGTACTACAGATCCTAATACATTTAATCAGGTTGCCTCACTTCAAAACATGATTCAAATGGGAACTGGTAGTGCTGACTCAGGTGCAGCACAAAATGATACTGCTAGTGGCATGTCAATGATGCAAAGTGCTGCAATTAAAAGGCAAAAGCGTACATTAATGAATTTTCAAAACACATTTTTGATTCCTTTAATAAATAAATGTATGTGGAGAAAGATCCAATTTGATGTAGAAAGATATCCTGTCAACGATTATAAGTTTATTCCATATTCTACAATGGGCATTATGGCTAAAGAGTTAGAAATGACTCAAATGGTACAAATGTTACAAACTATACCTCAAGATTCACCTGCGTTTAATGTTATTCTCTTAGCATTATTCCAAAACTCATCAATACACAATAGAGATCAAATTGTTAATGCTCTTATGCAAGGTGGAGAAGCTAATCCACAAATGGATCAAATGCAACAGATGGGTATGGAACTTGAAATGCAACAACTACAGGCTAATGTACAGAAAACATTGGCAGAAGCTGAAGAAGAAAAAGCAAGAGCAATCAAACACCAAGCTGATGCAATGGCAACACAGCCAAACGAAATAGATATACAGAAAAAAGTTTTAGATTTACAAAAAGAAGCTATTGGACTAGAAAAAAGTGTAGCTGATATTGAAAATACAAGATCAGAAACAGCTAGAAATATACCAGAAGTAGAACATTTAAAATCTGAAACAATATTAAACCTTGCAAAAGCTAGAGCAGCAGGAAACAAGACAAATATTAGCAATACTGTACAATAATAATGGCTAAAACAGATCAACAATTCCTAGAAGATAGATTGGGAATGACTGAAACAAGCGGATGGATTGATCTTGTTACAGATTTAAAAGAATTGGAAGAAAATATTGTTAATCTTAATAATATTAATTCTGAAAAAGACCTTTGGGTAATCAAGGGTCAGTTGCGTATAATAAATTACATTGTTAGTTTAGAAAATGCAACACACCTAGCGTTGGAAGAACTCCAAGACGGAAATCCAACATAATTCAAACTTCATAACCCTGAGAAGGGCGGAGAAAACACAATGAGTGAAAGTATAGTAGTAGATGAAGCACCTTTACATGGTGAGCCAATAACAGAAACACAGGAAGTAGCAACACAAGAGGAACAGACGGAGGAAACTTCACAATCTGAACCTGAAATTCCTACAAAGTATGCTGGCAAATCAATGGCAGAGGTTATTGAAATGCATCAAAATGTTGAACAAGCATTAGGTAAGCAAGGAGCAGAACTTGGAGAACAAAGGAAGCTAATGCAAAGCCTAATTGAAGCACAAAATAAAGCTGCTGAAACTACTCCACCAGAAGAACCTGTAATACAGGAGGATAACTTCTTTGACGATCCAGTAGAAGCTGTGAATAAAGCCATAGAAAACCACCCTGATGTTATAAAGGCAAGAGAAGAAAGAATGGGTAACATGCAGAAGCATAATTTGGAAACTTTAGATAAAGCACATCCAGATTGGCAGAAAACGGTTCAAGATTCTGATTTTCAAAAATTTATAGGTGATAGTGAAACTCGCACAGAAATGTTTAGAAAGGCTGATGTCGAATATAGATCTGATTTAGCTATTGAACTTTTTGATTGGTACTCTCAGACTAAAATGTCTGGTGCAACTCAAGAAGCAGTAGCAGAAGAAAAAGCTAAAATTGAAACAGCTATGAAAAAAACAACTGGCGAAACTAGATCATCTGGAGAGTCTGTAGGTGGAAAGAAAGTTTACCGTAGAGCAGATTTAATCAATCTACAGGTAACAGATCCTAACCGATATGCAACACTTGCTGATGAAATTCAGGAAGCATATGCAGAAGGTAGGGTTAAATAATATAATACTATAACAGGAGAAGTAAAATGGCTTTGGGTTCAAACCAAGTAACGACTTCAGTAGCTAATAACTTCATCCCCGAATTGTGGAGCGATGAAGTAATAGGTGCATATAAGTCAAATCTCGTGGTTGCTAACTTAGTAACTAAACTATCTCACAAAGGAAAAAAGGGTGACACTATTTATATCCCAGTTCCAGCGAGAGGAAGTGCAAGTGCTAAAGCAGCAAACACACAAGTAACATTATCAGCGGCAACTAATACTGCTGTAACTGTGTCTATCAACAAGCACTACGAATACTCAAAATTAATTGAGGATATCGCAGAGGTTCAGGCGCTCGCGAGCATGCGAAAATTTTACACAGATGATGCTGGTTATGCTCTTGCCAAGCAAGTTGATACTGATCTTTTTGCTCTTACAGAAGGGTTTCAAGGTGGTACAGTAGGTGGTG